CGCGAATGATTCTCCGCTAGTCCAGGGAATCGCTCTTGTCGCCGGACTGGATCTCCTCTTCCCGTATAAGTATCTCGACATCCCACAGGGGATCCTCTTCATAAATGACCACCTCGGGACGGTCGACGATCCAAATCTCTCGACCTTCATCGATCAAGAGGCGTCCCTCTATTACCAGGAGTCGGGATCGTGACGACCTCATTCAGGAGATTCTTCCTTCCCGCGGTCGAGATCGGGACCGTCGACGGGACGATTAAGAATCTTGACGGGGACGGCCTTCGATTCTCCTGGAGGGTCCGACGCGATAACACTCCCAAGGCGGACGAAGGGCAGATCTCGATCTGGAATCTGTCTCCGTCTCTTCGCGGCTCGATCTACGAATCGTGGGCGGCTCTCTCCGGAGCTTCGGGCTATCTTGTGACTTTCTCGCTCGGATGGGATGGGAATCCGGAGCTTGTGATCTCCGGCGATGTTTGGGACCTGATTCCAGATCGTCGGACCCCGACGGATGTCGAGACAATCTTCTCCCTTGGAGATGGGAATCAAGCGCTCCGAGATTCGACGCTCACGAAGAATTTCGCGAACATCCAGATCTCCGCGCTCCTCGATTGGATCCTAAAACTCCCCGCGGATTCATCGGACGCGGGAGGAGGCGGCCTCGGACTCATCTTCCCGAAAGAGTCGAGGGACCTCGTCGATCAAGCGGTCGCGGAGACTTCGCTCCAGACTCTCTCCGTCCCTCCAGGCTCCTCGACGCGGGACTCTGTCGATCTAATTATGGAGACGATCGGCCTCGAATGGAGAGTCTCGAATGGAGAATTTATCGCGCTCCGCGGAGGGATCGTGAATCGTCCCGGGGAGGTCCTCCGACCTGGTAACGGCCTGATCTCTTTTGAGCGTCGAAGCGACTCCGGGATCTCCCTCACCGGACTCGCGAATCCTCGAATCGTCCCCGGACTACAAATCCAGGTCCAGAACGACGCGGGGGAACCATTCGCGGAGCCGCTCTATCGAGTCGAGTCCGTTGATTTCCGCGGAGACTCGGACGGTCAATCTCTTATGCAGGTCGAGGGGAGGAGGTCGATCTAGTGGCTTCGAGGGAGAATCGGACCGGGATCTTCGAGCTCGGACAGGATCCGCAGCTCGCGGACCTTTTCAGGGTCGCTCTAAGGGCTCTCAAGCTCTCCGTGAGGACGCACAGCGTCGGGACGGTCGTATCATACGATCCCGCGAAACAGACCGCCTCCGTCCGCGTGGATGCGCTCCAGGTCATCAAAGATTTGGGAGTGACTCCGACTAGCGCGAATCCGCTCCCTGTCTCCGTACAAGAGCCGATCACGCTCGAAGAGGTCCCCGTCGGATGGACGCGCACCTCTTCGGGCTATCTCACCTTCCCTCTCGCAGCCGGAGACACTGGGGAGCTCCATGTCCAGGACCGGAGCCTCGATCAGTGGCTCCAGATCGGGGACTCGACAGATCCCGTCTCCGCCTTCATTCACAATCTCGCGGATTCGGTTTTTCATCCGAACATTCACTCGAGCGACGATCCGATCACTCCTCCGACCTCCTCGACTGCGACGGTCCTCGAAGGTCCGATGATAAATCTCGGCGCGCTCGCGGCCTCTCCCGTCGTCAAAGGAGATCAGCTCGCGGCCGCCTTCGCGACATATACCGCGACCGTCTCCGCGGCTCTCGCGACCTGGGGAGCGACTCTCCCTCCGACTCCGATATCCAACGGGAAATTTATCGCGGACATCGGAGCCGCGACCGCGGTCCTCGCGACATCGATCACCTCCTGGAATTCAACGAAGACCCTAACAGAGTAAATAATGGACCTCCTTCTCACAGACTACGATCTAGATCTCTCCGCGGGAGAGCTCTCCTTCATCAATGGAGGCGCGGCTATCGGTCAAGATGTCGAGATGAGGCTCCGGACATGGCTCGGAGAGACTGTCTATGATACGACCGCGGGAGTCCCTTGGATCCAGGCGATCTTTGCGGAGAAGAATCCGGACTTAAATTCGACGAGATTCATCCTCGAAAGACAAATCCTCTCGACTCCTGGAGTCACCGGGATCACGCTCACTCTTTCCTTCGACTCTTCGAGTCGGACTCTCACGATCTCCGGGGAGATGGAGAGCACAGACGGGGAGATTGATTTCACTCTGGAGATTCAACCATGACGACCCTTCAATTAACGACCTCCGGCCTCGAAACGCAGACCCAGGAGGAGATCGTCGCGGAGATGTCCGCGAAGATCCGCGCGACGTTCGGGACGAACACGAACACGAATCCGAGCTCCATCATGGGACAGCTCATAAATATCGTCTCGGAATTCCGAGCGCTCGATCAGCAGGTCCTCCTGTCGGTTTATCGGTCCTTCGATCCGAACAGCGCGATCGGTGTCGCGCTCGACCGCCTCGCAGCTCTCACCGGGAGCGTCCGAAAAGGAGCGACGAGGTCGACCGTCGAAGGCCTCCTGACCTTCTCGGGAGCGGGGACCGTGAACGATGGAGACCTCATCGAAAACACGGACACCGGGACACAATGGCAGGCCTTCGGAGGTCCCTTTGTCGCCGCAGGTCCGGGAGACATCCCGGCGACCTTCGAGGCCGTGGACACCGGACCGATCCTCGCGAACGCGGGGACGACCTGGAGCCTGGTCACTGTCGTTCCGAATCTCTCGGGATTCGCAAATCCCGCGGATGATGCAGCGCTCGGGAGGAATCAGGAGACTGATCCTGATTTCCGCGTCCGGAGACAGGTCGAGCTATACTCTCAAAACATCGGAGGCCTCCAGGCGATCCGCTCGACCGTCTCCCGCGTCGACGGTGTCGAGACTGTCCGCGTCTATCACAATCCGCAGACCCAACCGGTCGACTCCGACGGGATTCCTTTCAAGGCCTTTAACGTCGTCCTGGAGACACAGCCGACTCCGCCTCCAGCGGCTCTCCAACAATCGATCGCAGACGCTATCTTCTCCGCGACCGGAGCCGGAGGGGAGGCCTATGGGACGGATTACAATCGCACGGTGACAGACGTCGAAGGAAATCCACAGCCTAACATTCGATTCGACCTCGTCGATCAGGTCCCGATCTATATCAAGATCACCGCGAACACGCTCGGGACCGAACAGCCGATCTCCGCGAATCTCGGACAGGTGATCGCGGACGAGGTCCTCGTGAGAGCTCGGGCAGACTTCGCGGAGATCGGTCGGAATCAGCTCGGATTTGAGTACGTCGGGATCGTCTTCGACCTCCAGAACAGCGGAGAGATTTCCGGGGTCGTATCTGTCACCGCGGAGCTCTCCCTCACTGGACTCGCGGGACCTTATGCGGATCCGATCGAGATAGGGATCCGCGAACGTCCCCGATTTGAGTCTCCACAAATCCAGGTGATCGTGATCGCGCTATGAGATGGGGAGGCGATTCTCCTTGGGGAGTCCTCTCACCTTGGGGAGCTGATTTCGAATTCTGTAAACTGGCAGACGATCGGGTCCTCGTCCAAATGGACGACGCGATCGGAAATCGGAAATTTCGCGATCTGATCTGCGACTTCGTCGAAGGTCTGGATGTGTACGCGGAGGAGGCCCGCCTCGTCGGAGAGGCCTTCGACATCGACACAGCGACCGGACTCCAGCTCGACGCGATCGGTGCCGCGATCGGCCTCCCGAGACAGGGATTCTCGGATGTCCGATATCGGACTTTTCTCAAGATCCAATCCGACCTACTCCTCTCCGCCTCCCGTGAGGATGCAGACTGGACCGGGACGGTTAACAATATCCTCTCGATCTGTCGGACCTTTACCGGACCGGGACCGGCGATCTCCCTCCAGAATTTCCCTCCGTATTCCTTCGTTTTATCGATCCCTGGAGTCGCCGCGGACGAGCTGAGGATCCTCGTCCGTTTTATCTGTCTCGCGATTTACGCGGGAGTTTATGGACAGATTATTTTTATTGTCGCGGACGATTCTCTCTGGGATTCGTTCGCGCTCGGACCTCTCCCGGACGCGGGGATTTGGTGCTCGACCTCGGTCGTAGTCCCGAACTGCGCGATCTGGGGATTCACGATCCCGATCGGGACAGATTGCGAGTGATTTATCATGCCCACTAAACCCATCGACATCTTTTTTCATGCAACGGACGCGACCTTCGGGAGCGGACCCGCCTCCGGATCTCCGACCACGACAGCGCTCGCTGATCCCGCGCAAGGATTCATCCCCGGAACCGGAGTCGCCGCGGAGACTGCGAATCTCCCGCTTAACATATGCGGACAATGGATCTCCAATTGGCTCTCCCTTGGATCTAACGCGGCCGATCTCGACGCCCACATCATAGAGACGGACGCGACCGGAGACGCTGCGATCTCTGTCATAAATGCGGGAGGGACCGCTGCGACATCCGGAGCGATCACCGCTGTCGAGAATAGCGGAGCGACCGCTACGACGATCCTCGGGACGAACAGCTCCGGAGGTGTCGGAGTCGCGGCTCTCGCCTCCGGAGGAGGTGTCGGGATGTCCGCGGACGTCTTCGATACTTGCGACGGCGTGATCGGGCAGGTCCGCGGATCTGGGGTCGGAGTCACCGGTCGAGTCTTGACGGGATTCGGGACCGGGACCGCGATCAAGGGAGAAGGATCGGTGATCGGAGGTCCTACGATGGATCTTGAATTCGACGCGACAAATCCCGCGCGGGGACTGATCGCGCTCCAGTCGACGGACGCTCCGTCCGCTCCATCCGCGGGAGATGTCTGGAGGCGTCCAGACGAGCCCGCGGCTCTTTTTGACAGGAGAGGAGGGATCGAATTTCAGGACGACCTCGGAGCTCCATCGAAGACCGGACCGGGGAAGCTCCGAGTCTGGTCGACTCCGGAGGGGCTCGAATACTTCGCGGCCGCGACCGCGGGACCTGTCGACTCGATCTCCGATACGGCGGGGATCCTCTCACTCGTGACGCTCACGATTCCGAAAGAGTCACCTGTCGGAAAATACTCGATCGCGTGGTCGATGGAGGTCGTACCGTATAATTCCGGAGTCGGAGGATCTGGACATGCCTACGTCGGATTCAAACTTAACACGATCGTAATTAAACAAATGTCGGTCGATATGTCGAACCCCGCTCCAGCGGCGACGTATCCCGGACCGGCGACCTCGATCGCCTCACAGATCGTCTCCGGATCCTACGTCTTCACTCGGGCAATCGCTCCAGTCTCGGACACTGTATTCGAGCTCGAATTCCAGAGCTGTCCATCGACTCCAGGGACCCTCGAAGGCGCGCGCGCTAATTTCATCACGATCGACGCGGTCGGAGTCTTCGACTAATGGCAAAAAAGAAGACAGCGAAAAAGACCGCGCGCGAACGCAAGATCAAAGATCGTTTTGATCTGGCAGTGGATGCAGATCTGGTTAAGAAGCTGTCGAAGATTGTCGAGGCGGGAAATTTCCGATATGTCGCGATCCAGAGACTCGGGATCTCTCAAAACACGTTCGCGGACTGGATCCGAAAAGGAAAGAAGGAGATCCGCGACTTCGAATCCGGCCGGAAAGATCACGTCTCGACTCGAGCGGTCCTCGTCGAAGAGCTCGAAAGAGCAGAGGGGAGATGTCACTCGCGAATCTTAAATGACATCGTATCCTCCGACAATTTGAACGCTAAAATGTGGTTTCTGGAGCGTCGTTACAATAAAATGTACACGAAGAATCCGAACGCGATGATCGATGATGAGTCCGGAGAGACTATCAAGATCGACGCGGCCTCCCTCCTCGCGGAGAAGCTATCGCAGCTTATGGGGGATGAATGAACGATCCTCAGATCGTGGAAACTCTCGGACAATTGTCTCCGGCGAAGATCGCGAGATTTGTCGAGTCTCTGGATCCGGAGGAGGCTCTCGCGCTCCTCTCGGACTGGTCGCTCTGGATGCTCCCATACCAGCGGCCCCCGGAGGGAGACTGGAGGAGATGGATCTTCCGAGCTGGTCGAGGGACCGGGAAGACCTACACCGGATCCCGGACGACGAACGAGGTCGCGCGGGATCGAAAGAAGATCCGGACCGGAGAGATCGGCGTCATCGGCCGGACTCACGCGGACGCGCGCTTCACTATGGTCGAGGGTCCATCCGGGATCCTCGCGACCGCGGCTCCGGACTTTCTCCCACAATGGGAGCCGGGGAACGGCCTCCTAATTTGGCCGAACGGGGTCCGCGGGCGGATCTTCTCCGCAGATAAACCCGAGTCTATCCGCGGACCTAACTTCGCATGGGTCTGGGCGGACGAACCAGCACACTGGCAGGACCTCGCCTCGACGTGGTGGAGCGTCATCGAACCAGCGCTCCGCGTCGGATGGGCGCGCGCGATGCTCACGACAACACCTCTCCCCGCGTCCGAGCTCCAGGGGATCGAAAAAGAGGATCACAGCGTCGTCACGCGCGCGAGCACCTTCGACAATTCATATCTGTCGAGGGCCGTCCGAGATGGACTCCGGAAACACTACGAAGGGACGAGGATCGGGAGACAGGAGCTCGAAGGCGAATATCTCGCAACGAATGAGAATGCTCTGTGGTCGCATGAAATGATCGAGATTCACCGCGTCCGAGAGCATCCAGATCTCACGCGTATCGTGATCGCCGTAGATCCCGCGGTGACAGCTCACGCGAACAGCGACGAGACTGGGATCGTGGTCGCCGGTCGCGATGTCGACGGGGAGATCTATGTCCTCGAAGATCGAACGCTCCGCGGCTCTCCTGCGACCTGGGGAAAGATGGCGGTCGCGCTATATCACCGATGGGGAGCCGATCGTATTGTTCCGGAGGTTAATAATGGCGGCGACCTCGTCACCGCGAACATCCTCGGGATCGATCCGCGCGTGAACGTGACTCCAGTCCGAGCCTCCCGCGGGAAAGTGACGCGCGCGGAGCCGGTCGCGGCGATGTATGAACGCGGTCGCGTCCATCATGTCGGGACCTTCCGAGAGCTCGAAGATCAGCTCACATCCTGGGATCCTACTCACTCCAAATCTCCAGATCGCCTCGACGCGCTAGTCTGGGCGATTCACTCTCTCGCGCTCTCCGGGAAACGGGAGGCGGGACCTCTTCGCGCCTATCTGTGATCACTATGACACGACCAACCCTGAAATCTGATTCATACGCGAACGCGCTCACCGGACTCGCATCCGCGGTCGATAAAAGCTCCTACTCTTTTTTCAAATCTCGCGCGGCTCTCGGTCCGGAGATGCTCGCGGACCTTTACGAGCAAGATGCTATCGCCGCGCGAATCGTTGATCGCGTGGTCGACGACGGGACGCGAGAAGGATTCCATCTCACCGGGGAAGATCAGCTCTTCGATTTCGCGTCTCTGGGATCCGAGCTCGAAGACCTCGACGCGATAAACGCGATCGGTGACGCGTGGAGATGGTCGAGACTTTACGGAGGATCGATCCTGATCCTGGTCGTCAATGACGGGCTCCGGATGGATCAACCGCTCAATCTGTCGCGCGCTACAAAACTCGCCTCCCTCCAGGTCGTCGAGAGTCAATTCGTGAGTCCGGGA